CTGGAATAGCCAACTTGGCATCTTCTAAAGACTTTTGAAAGTTCTGCTTGATCAGTAATGCGGCACCTTGTCGGAATGCTTTTACAGATTCTACGAGACTGTCAGCATTGCCTCTCGAAGAGAGCAGGCAGAAGCTCCGTCCCATTGCCTGCACGCAGAAATGCGACAGGTCATGGAGCGAGATTTCAGTACCGCGAGGTACCGTCATCAACTGTCTACACCACTCAAACCGCTTTCGCGATACTTTAAGTAGTGTCCGGAAGTCCGAGTGTAGATCATAACCGACTTGGTACCCCCGACGTGCGAGATTACTCCATTCCAGGGTAAAGACCTCAGGAACATTCCGTGTAGCCCATAAGGCTTGCGTGTATGCGCCTGTGACCTCTGACCCTTGGAAGAAGAGTCTTTTCGCGAACTCGAAGCCAACGGTTGAAAAGCCGTTGGTATAAGAGCAGCCGAGAGTATTAAGCACTTCAAGATATCTTGAATAGGCGTCCTTATCAAAGATGACGATGTCGTCACCAAGAATAAGGTACTTCCCTAAAGAAGCCTTACGGCTTCCAAAGGAATACCAAACAAGTACGTGATGTGTTAACGCCATGAATGGCCAAGAGGATAACGCTCCCATAGGTTGTCCACATTGGTACCGGACATGCGTAGGCCGTCGTGTATTTGGGTCCCAGTGACGTTTCACTGATTCCGAGACAACGAAGTCTCTTTCAAATACCTTGACCCACGCGGATCCTAATCCGGCCCTTGCGAAGTTTCCTATTTCCTCATAGAGATACTTTGGAAGTCTATCAGTTACATTTGATAGGTCAGCAAACCCGTAAAAAGGTTCACTTTCCGTCTCATGTAATCTTTTAGCAACCTCAGTAACTTTATCTTGATTATAGGTACAGTCCTCGGGAATTAACCTAAGGATGGACATCAAATCTTGATGAAAGTCCCCTAGGAGGCTTTGAGTGACCGAGTCAACAATTGCGAAGACACGGGGTTTCAATTTCCCGGTCTCGTGTTGGAGACTGATCTTACCCACGTGGAGTTGGCGATTTGAATCTACCAATTCCTCGTACGGTTCGATATGGTCGTCCAGCCAATCATCGACATCGCCACGGAAGTAAACCTTTGAGAACTCTCGAAGGCTTTCATCCAGGCCATGCTTGATAATTGCTGCTCGATCAAACGGAAACGAAAAGTAACTGATTCCATTCGGTGAAGACTTCTGCGATATTTGGAGCTTCGGCACCTTATACGTAGTAGTTTTTAGCGTATCAAGGGCGTCTGACCCAATTTCGGGATGTCTTATCTCCCGGAATAAGTCACGATCTGTTCCCCCTAGACCTTGAAGGATTGGATGGATATCCACCTTCTCAGTCCAAGTTGGAGCGTCGGTGATGGATTTTAGGGTAGTAGTGGTAGGGACTGTTAAAAGACGACGTGCGCTGCACAAAGTGAACGCGTATCGAATTGAGGGTAGATGGTTAGTTAGACATTTGCGCTTAAGCCGAACGCCTAACCAAGTCGGCCACCCGTCTTGGTCCTTTCCAATACTAACCTTTTCGTGTTCCAGTTTCCCAGAGAGACCAAGGATTAGGTGCTCTACTGATTCATGAGTTGCTTTAAGATAGCGAACTGCATACTCGGTGCCTTTATGGACTAAGATGTGTTCAATATAATTGAGGTGCTTATCCAAATCAGGTAGTACCGAGGCCTGGAACAGGACAGGCAAGCTGATTTTTATTAAATGGTTGAACTCCTTAAGTGGATTTCTCCGTTTCTTAATGTCAACCGTCTGTTTTGTACAGTTTTTCCGGGATAAGAGGCAATTTAAACGTTGCTTTTTCATCTGGTTATACGCCCAGGGTTGTGTTTAAAACACTTGGTTACCCGGGTGGGCTAAGTCCGGTGGTTCCCGCTTGCGCGGG